TAATCATTGATGACCCTCACTCTGAGCAAGATGCTATGTCCAAGAAAGCATTAGATCGAGCTTACGAATGGTACACAGCTGGACCCAGACAAAGACTTCAACCAGGAGGAAGAATCGTTCTGGTTATGACGCGTTGGAATAAAGGGGATCTAACAGGACTATTACAAAAAGCTCAAACAGAGCCTAAAGCAGATCAGTGGGAAGTTGTGGAATTTCCTGCTATCATGCCATCAGGTAAACCTGTGTGGCCGGAATATTGGGACATTGACCAACTTCTATCAGTTAAAGCGTCTGTTGCACTTCCTAAATGGAATGCTCAGTATATGCAGAACCCAACTTCTGAAGAAGGAGCTTTAATTAAACGAGAATGGTGGCGCAAGTGGCCAGAATCTAGAGGCATACCACATTGTGACTATGTTATACAGAGTTATGACACAGCCTATCTTAAAAAAGAGAGCGCTGACTTTAGTGCCATTACAACTTGGGGTGTTTTTCGTGAAAATGAAGATACCAAACCAAATTTAATTTTGCTCGATGCAGTTAAAGAAAGATATGAGTTTCCTGATTTAAGAAGAGAGGCACTGAAACTATATAAATATTGGGAGCCTGAGATAGTTTTAATTGAAGCTAAAGCTGCTGGACTTCCTCTTACATACGAATTGAGAAATATGGGAATCCCAGTTATTAACTTTACGCCGAGCCGAGGAAATGATAAGCATAGTAGAGTTAATGCAGTTTCGCCGTTGTTTGAAGCTGGACAGATTTGGGCTCCAACCCATCTGCAATTTGCACAAGAAGTCATGGAGGAATGTGCAGCATTTCCCTATGGCGAACATGACGACTTAGTGGACAGTACAACCCAAGCTGTCATGAGATTTAGACAAGGAGGACTCTTAAGTCACCCAGAAGATTACAAGGATTCTCCAAAACCAATAGATGTTAAGGAGTATTATTAGATATGTACGTTAAAGGAGTGTTCGGAGTTTTCAAAATACTACAAAAATTAGGAATTAAACCTAAAGATATTATTGGTGTGGGTGGAGATGTTGTAAAAATGGGAAAAAGCCTATTTAATACACGCGTAAATCCAAAATTAATTAAATTTATTGAAAAAAACGGAAAAATTCCAACAAAAATTGTTGAACAAATTAAAATTCACGCAAGAACGCTAAAAAATACTTCAGAAAGTCAAAAAAAATTATTTGAAGTCAACATTAAAGACATTTTAAACGCAAAAAACGCAAAAACACTAAAGTCGCCAGTCACTAGTGTCCAGAGACCAGCAACAAGCGTCAAGGAACCAGCGACTGAAGCTTTTAAAGGCTGGACACCTAAAGTGATCAAAGGTGGTAAAGATAAACTAGCAACAGGCGGAATTGCAAACCACTTTAGAAAAAAATTTGATAACGGATCTGATGAAACAGGAGTTAAACTTTATCCAAGAGTCAGCATTGTTCAAAGCGGCGAGACAGTAGGTAATAATTCAGACATTGATATTGACGTCCGAGACGTTGATTACGGTATTACCGGGTTGTATGAAGGCAACAATTGGTTTGCGGGTGCTGAGATAGATAAAGGTAATGTTAAAGTCGATGTTACACAAGAAGGAGAAACTCTTTTTAAAGATACCATGGGTAAAGACGAGGTTGTAAATTTTATAGCTGGTTTCGGAGATCCTAACGACGAAAAATTTCAAATTAAAGTTGACGACGATTTTGAAAATATTTCTATTGTTTTAAAAAAATCTTTTGCAACCGGCGGAATTGCAAACCACTTTAGGGAAAGAGTTGGATTTAATGTAGCGGGTAGTGTTTCTCCTAAAGTTCAAAAATTAAAAGATTATTTATCCACTTTGGATTCAGGTACTAAAGTACAACCTACAAAGTTATCGAGAGAATTTAATATTGATAGGACATATATTTCAAAAATTATAAAACATGAATTTCCTAATTTAGAATCTTTAGGACGAAAAGATGCCGCATTATTAACTCAAAAAAATTTAAAAACAAAAAGAATGACAACGAGTGTTGATGTTCCAACTCCAGTTGCACAAATAGTTAAACCAGGAGAAAAATCTAGAATGTTTGTAGATGTAAGATGGCCTAATGATACCGTAAAAGAAAACTATCTAAAGGATTTTAAAGAAAAAAGATTATTAACCAAACCCAATGAGAAAGGACCTTTATCTAATGAGGCTTTTGCTAAAAAATTTTTTGGTAAAGCAGATGCTGCTACTATTGCAAAAGTGGAAAGAATTAATAATGTTTTACAAAATCAATACGAAATAAAATATAAAAAAGGTGATCCAAATCAGTCCTATTTAAAAAGAAAAGAAAATATAGAGTACGCTGAAAAATATTCAAGTGTTCAAGACCGTAAAGACCTGAATGCCATTAATAATAAAAAAGAGTATTTAAATAAATATTTTAAAGACAATCCTAATGCTATTAATGAAACAAAATTTGGAAGAAATATTAAAAAACAAATGGATATTAGAATTGCGGGTGAAGATATGGAATGGGAAGGAAAAAAAATTAAAAAAGGTGAAATTTGGTTTAAAACTAGACCCAATAGTTATTATTATAATGTAGCTAGCTCAGATAAAGGTATTTTTCATATTTTTGATATTAATCCCATTAAGAGTGGAGAAAGATTTACGAGGGTTCCAGATAATATTAATCTTAGTTCCAGAGATTTTAATAGTGGTTTTATAAAACAACTTAATGAGTTTTTTAAAAAAGATGGAAAACTTTATAAGAATCAAGTAGCATTAGACAACGTTATTAAGACATTAAATAAATATAATATTCGAGTAAAAATTGATGATGTTGGTAGAATTGGAGAACATGAAAAAGTTGCAGTTACAGGAAAGGAAAATAGAACTTTTCCACGAATAAATAAAACACTGGAAATTTTTGAATTGCCAAAAAATTTAACCAATTTTTCTGAAAATGTATCAGTGTCTAATAGAACGAAACCTCAAATATTTGCACGAAAAATTTTAGACACCGGTCAGAAAGCTTGGAGCAAACTGCCTTTTAAAAATTTTAGAATATTACCGAGCGGCGCAATTGCAGCAACTGACTTTACGCTAATGAGTCTGATGGGAGTTCCACCTCTAGAAGCCGCAACAGGTGCTTCTGGGTGGTTAACTAAAAAACCTGAACTAGCTAAAGCTACAGGCACTGTGTCAATGAATATGGGTTTTATGAATGAATTAAACCAGAAAAAAGATGAAGAAAAAAAAGAAGAAGTAGCCAGAGAAAAACCTTTGATATGGAAACAAGGAAAATTAGAAATTGCTGATGAGATGGCAAGAGGTGGCCTGTCTGGAGTTGATAACTACATACTAAATCGCTACAAATGAAAAACCCCACATTAACCAAAAACATGAAACACGTAAAATGGAAATCAATCCCACCTGTAAAGGGACCAGATCCTAGAGGCTTGATTAAAGATAAAAAACAGGATAAACCTATAATTTTGGAGAAAACAAATGGCAGAAATAGATAAGGGCTTACCTAACGTAAGACAATCAGTTCGAATACCCTCAGAACAAGAACAAGTAGAAGTAGCAGCAGAGATACAAGAATCTATGCCGTCTCCTGAGAATACGGAGATGATAGAAAATGAAGATGGTTCTGTAGATATTAATTTTGATCCTATTGGTGGATCACCAGAAGGAAGCGATGATCACTATGCTAACTTAGCTGATCTATTACCGGACTCTATTTTAGATCCAGTAGGTTCTGAATTGTATGCTAACTATACTGATTACAAAGAATCAAGAAGAGAATGGGAAAGATCATACTCACAAGGATTAGAATTATTAGGTTTTAAGTTTGAACAAAGAACAAGACCTTTTCAAGGAGCTTCAGGAGCTACTCATCCAGTTTTAGCTGAAGCCGTTACACAGTTTCAAGCGCAAGCTTATAAAGAATTATTACCGGCTGATGGTCCGGTAAGATGTCAGGTCTTAGGAAGACCAACGAGAGAAAAACAAGATCAATCAATGAGAGTTAAAAATTTTATGAATTACCAGTTAATGGATATCATGAAAGAATTTGAACCAGAGTTTGATCAAATGTTATTCTATTTACCATTAGCCGGTTCAACATTTAAAAAAGTTTATTACGACGATTTACTGGGGCGAGCTGTTTCAAAGTTCGTTCCTGCAGATGACTTGGTCGTTCCGTATTCTGCTACCTCATTAGAAGATACGGAAGCCATATGTCATGTTTTAAAAATTTCAGCAAATGATTTACGTAAGCAACAAGTTTCAGGATTTTATAGAGACATAGAATTAGGAACGCCTTACTACGAAGAAACTGAATTGAAGAAAAAAGAACGAGAGCTAGAAGGAACTAGATCAGTAGGTTATCAAAAAAATAATCCAATTTACACTTTAATAGAGTGTCATGTTGATTTAGATCTTGAAGGCTTTGAAGATAGGGGCCAAGATGGATCCCCTACCGGTATAAAAATTCCATACATTGTAACAATCGACAATGGAACGCGAAAAGTATTGTCTATAAGAAGAAATTATAGACTAGACGATCCGAAGAAAAATAAAATCGAATATTTTGTCCACTTTAAATTTCTGCCTGGACTTGGTTTTTATGGCTTTGGATTAATCCATATGATTGGCGGTCTAACAAGAGCAGCAACATCTGCGCTTCGTCAACTCATAGATGCAGGTACACTCTCCAATTTACCTTCAGGATTCAAACAGAGAGGGATCAGAGTTAGAGATGATGCCCAATCACTTCAACCAGGAGAATGGCGAGATGTAGATGCTCCTGGCGGAAACTTAAAAGATGCTTTTATGAATTTGCCTTACAAAGAACCTTCACAGACTTTATTGCAGTTGATGGGGATTTGTGTAGATGCAGGTCAAAGATTCGCGTCCATTGCTGACATGCAAGTCGGGGACGGGAACCAACAGGCCGCTGTTGGTACGACGGTAGCCCTATTAGAGCGTGGCTCTAGGGTAATGTCAGCAATCCATAAGCGATTGTATGCTTCAATGAAACAAGAGTTTGTTTTATTGTCTGATGTATTTTCAACTTACTTACCTCCGGTTTATCCGTATGATGTAGTAGGTGGAGAACGTGAGATTAAACAAACAGACTTTGATGACAAAATTGACATACTCCCAGTTGCAGATCCAAATATATTTTCAATGACTCAAAGGATTGCAACAGCACAAACAGAATTACAATTAGCTCAGTCTAATCCTCAAATGCATAATATGTATGAGGCTTATAGAGACATGTATGAAGCAATGGGCGTTAAGAATATTGACCAAGTTTTACCACCTCCTCCACCGCCGGAACCTAAAAATCCAGCGATAGAGCATATAGATGCAATGGCAGGTAAACCTTTCCAAGCATTTACAGGACAAGATCACCAAGCACACATAGCAGCACACATTGCTTTTATGGCTACAGCTATGGCAAAAAACAATCCGATGATAACTTCGGCATTAGAGAAAAATATTTTTGAACACATTTCTTTAATGGCTGATGAACAAGTGCAAATGGAAATGAGAGATAAATTAATTAAAATTCAAGAACTACAACAATTGATGCAAACGAATCCACAAGTTGCACAGAATCCAGAAGTTCAACAAGAGATGCAAAGAATTCAGCTAGAAATTGAATCTAGAAAAGCAATCCTAATTGCGGAAATGATGGAAGACTTTTTACAAGAAGAGAAAAAAGTAAGTGGAGACTTTGGTAATGATCCAATTGCAAAACTTAGAGCTAGAGAGCTTGATCTTAAAGCACAAGACAACATGCGAAAACAACAAGAAGATGAAGCTAGAATTAATTTAGATAAAACTAAGATGTTAATGAACAGAGATATTCAAGAAGATAAAATGGAACAAAATGAAGATCTTGCTTTATTAAGAGCGAATACTTCACTTGAAAAACAAAAAATGTCTAATCGTGCAAAAATGCGTTCCGATGTAATGAAACGAAAAGACGTTAAAACACTAAAAGGACCAAGGAGATAATATGGCTAAACCAGGACTATATGCAAACATTCACGCAAAGCGTGAGAGAATTAAAGCAGGCTCAAACGAAAAGATGAGAGCAAAAGGTGCTAAAGGCGCACCAACTGATAAACAGTTTAAACGA